GGATAGTTATGTAGTTTAAGCTAACGATAAAACCGGACCACCCAACTACAACAAGCCTTACTATGACTGAGATAAAAGCCAATTGCTCTTCTTTATCGTCTATGTTGTCTTTAATTTTTTGAAAAACATTTTTCTTTTGTTGATCTTTTAAGTTTTCAACCATTTTATTAATTAATTATTTACTAAGTGTAGCTCCATTAAAGTTATGAATAGCTAACAATAAGAATAAAAAGATGAGGAAATTAATCCCATTATTGATATTGTTCTATGCACCCGTAGCAAAAAGCGATATTACTTCTAAGCTCAGCAGTTCTGTACAATTAACCACAAACGCTGCAGCAACTCAAGTTGAGCGCATAGGAACTACTTATGCGGTTTCGGGGTCAGGGGTGGATACGACATATACACCAACAGGTGGTAGTGCAGTTACTGACGGCCTTGGATCATTAACAATATCATCAGGAGTTGGTGCGATACCTGCATTGGAAGTTACACAGAAAACTGCAGGAAACAGCTTCTCATTCACGCAATCTTTTACTCAAGGAGATGCGGTTGCTACAAGTGCTCCTAGTGTAGGGGCGGTTGGTAATTTTAGTAGTCAAACTTCAACAGCATCAGGATCAGCAGGCGACCTTGCCGGTACAATCACAACATCTGGCGCAGTCACTCTAGTAGGAGGTGGTGCGGGAACAAGTGCTATTGGACAGTTTGTAAGCGAGATCAGCATCAAATGAAATTAAAAAATCATGCTTTTGCTATTAAAGAAAATGAAGATCCTGAAAAGTGTGATACCTGTGGTCGTATTAAGCTCACTGAGTGCACCTGTAGAAGGCGTTCCTGTGGTCCCAAACTTTCAGAGTGGTAGTCTTACCAGCCACACAGAAACCACTTCTACAGTCACAGAAACCATAAATGTCATTGATTATCAGACTGGTTGGCAATATACCGTAACTGGTAATAACATAAGTACAGATGCGAGTAGCTTAGTTCCTCCGGCTCAAAGTGTTACTCAATCAGTAAATGGTGTGAATTCTACGTGGACAAATTTAAATACAAACAATATGCCAAACTTCACGGTCACGGATTCGAGCAAACCTTGGCAACTGACAACAACACTCAGCCAACCTGGACTAAAATCTCAGACCATAATTCAGAGGACAACCGAAATAAACTCAGTAACAGACACGGTTTCAACCTTCAGTCAGTAAAATATTTACTTCTAATTTTAAATATATTTGGATTACCTATCTATGCAAATGAAGTAGGAGGGGTGTCTGCAACAGCAAACCCGGTAGCTAATTCCAGTGGCAGTGTTTCAAATTTAGCAATCCAAAATTTATCGGGACCTTATATAACTAATACCCACGGAAATGGTGTTTCCTGTCAGGGTTCTACCCTATCCATAACTCCCTTCCTTACCTTGCAAGATTCATGGAAAAATCCTTACGAAAAATCATATCTTGATCCAGTATTTGATAATTCAGATACTAATAATGATGGTGTGTTAGACAATCCCGGTAGTATTTTATATGAAAAGCCTGTAAGAACTGGACAGAAATCAAATCATAGTATTGGATATGGAATAAGTTTAAATATCACCATACCTTTAGATAAACGTCATAACGAAGGATGTCTAGCTGCTGCTAATACTCAAAATGAATTAAATAAACAATTATTAGCCAATAAAAGATTAGATTTTGAGATGGCAAGATTGAAGCACTGCGCCGAGCAAAAAAGGCTCGGAGTAACCTTTCACCCTTCTAGTCCAGCTGCACAGATCTGTTCCGATATTGTAGTAACAAATCCACATGGGGTAATTCCTAATCATCAGCACGAGATTCCGAAATAAGTTTCTTTTTACGTTTTAAACCTTTAAATCTTTCTCGCTCTTTTTTACCTAATAATGCCTTAATTCTTTTAATTAATTGCTTTATTAATGGCTTTATTAATCTTAATAACAAGGGTGTTGAAGCTGCTGCAGCGGTTGCCACGACTGCGATTGCAGCTGTAGTGCTTACTTGGGATGTATTTGGTAATAATTTCTCAACAGGTGAAGTTGGCTCGTATAAAACTATACAGGTTTTCTTATCTGTACTAAGTTCGTGACCTATAACTTTCTCTTCACCATTACGTGTTAAATCTCCAACTCTTGGTTGATTTGGAGCAGGGCAGTCAACTTCTATTTGTGGAGGGGGAAGATTATCTAAATTAGGTTGAGGAGTTTCTAATTGTGGAGCTGGGGTTATGTTAGGGGGAGCTACATCTTCTACAAAAATTAAATCTTCAGGAACATAATCCATTGGGAAAAAATATGGTACTGTCCCATCACATAAAACTCTATTACCTCTAGCATCTTCAGTTACTAATTTTATTGATTTTTCATTAGCAGGATTAAATACAACGCATCCTGGAACTTGAATTATGGGATTACCAATAGTTAAAGTCACAGGAGGTGCCTGCGGTAAAGCTTGTATGGGTGTATGAATATAACTATTGATTGGAATTATTTCTAAATTATTTATATTTATTTGATTTATTTCGGACAATTTTAGAAAGGACTAGACATTTTAGGAATTACATCACCAGTAGCATTTGGTATTGGTAATGAATCTCCTAATGCACCGCCTAAACCATCTGTAACGGCCTCTAATGCCTTCTCTTGAATGTTATTAATGATTGCATCTTTATTTAAATAAATACCTAATCCAGCTCCTACAACAGTCAAAGAAACTACTCCCGAAGCAACGGCTATTGCATTAAAAATTTTTTGCATTTTTTAAAAAAATCTCTTATTTTTATTTTACTCTAAAATTAAAAACTAACCAGTCTAATCAGCAGGGTCGGTTGTGTTTCCGTCTTCTACCCATTTAAGATATTCTTGATAGTCCCTATTATCTGGATCTAAAGGAATCCATAGTTTTTCTTTATAGATAACACCTGCGTTATCTGTGCCAGTGATGTTTTTAAAAAATTTGTAATCTGCCATAATTAGAGCTCCGCATCTGCTTCCACTAATGCCGCTTGAGCATTTCCTAATAGTCTAAACTGATTAGAGTTGGAAAAAAACATACAAATGTTTTTTGATGTAAAAAGTCCAGTAAGCGTAATAGTGCTTCCTCCACTCGCATTAAAAGCCCCACCGTTTATTAAACTAACAGTAGGTTGTGCTCTTTTACATTGATGAAAATACCATGAGTGTGAAAATTTTATTGTAGAATCTCCTGTTGAATACATAGAAGCTGCACCAGCACTTTGATAATGGACTTCATAATACCTCTGACATAAAGCAAGCTCTTTATTGTATGATCTATGTTCAAAATCTGTCGCTTTAGTTCCTACTTCTAATTGAATTCCTGTTATATACCATTCATTTGATGTACTATCAGCTAGGTTTACATTACCAGGTGCTCTATTAGCTTGAGTAAATGAATTAAAAGTATTTTGATTTGATCCACTTGTATAGGTTGATCCAGCTGCTAACCAAAACCCAATATCTAAAGATGGTCCATTGTCATCTGCAAAAGCTCCTGTAGTATCTGCTGGAAAAGTTATAGTATATTTATTCCAATCTGTATTTGAAACTGTATAAGCAAATGAACAAAGCCTAGAATTATCTTGATCTATTGCTTCAACATTATAAGTACCTGTTTTATTTGTTTTAACCCAAAAAGATAAAGTTAATGCTTTTGCACCTGATGTTCCTTTACAAATACCTTGTAAATCATGACCTTCTATTCTTATGTAATGTTGTAGATAATCATTTGCACCTAAAGAACCATCTGCAGTGGTGCAATCATACTTCATTGATTTTGTAAACCCATTATCAGAAGGTGCTTCTGTGCTTTGGCTTATAGTCCATGTGCCTGCAGACAATAGCAGAACTTTATGTCTATCCATAACAGGATATTCAATACCAGTGACACCTGATTTTGATGTACCACGTTGAGCCACTTGCATAGCTCCGTTTATTATTAAATTTCTATTACTTAGGTTATTAGTAATATTGGCAGTACACGTTCCATCATTAGCTACTGTTATCGCATCCGATGATGCTGATACTCCTCTTATTGATCCGACTTTTAATGTACTCATGGTTTTGGATTAGCGTCTTTTACTTCCTTAATAGAATTATAGAATGCACTAAACTTAACTTTTAAGTCTGAGTCAGCATCTATTGCATGCCAAAGTAAATCTATTTGATCCCCTATGGCAGGATATATTTTAGAACCATCCGCTGTTCTGTCAGTTTTGTACTTAACAGCAGCAGCTTCAGCATCTAGTGTGGTTCGTGCAGCATCTATTTTACTTTGCTCAAGGGTTATAGATTTACCATCCTTATCAAGTGCACCTTTACTATCGTCAATAATTGATGCGTTTGGATATGCTTTTAAAATTGCTAAGTGATCTAAACTCATTATGCAGCCACCTCCTTTAATGTTAGCGAACTAGTGGGTCGCATTATTTTATCATCATTCCCTGCGTTCATTTGGTTTATAAAAATATCTACGCTTCCGCTACTTCCATGCGTAACTTTTACACCATAAGTAGTTGCACTTGTTGTGTTCGGAGAATCTAAAAATTCTGCAAAAAGATTAAACATTTCATTGCTAGAACTTTGAGTTGCGGCAATAGTTACAGGCCGTCTAACTCCTGATGTGTTTCCTAGGCATATATCAGTACCACCTCTGTTAAATTTGAAACCAGCATCAGTTGTACCAAGTTGCATACAAATTACACAGGAAATTAATACTTTATTACTTGAACTTGATGGCGTTATAGTTGCTGTCATCACATCAGCAGTAAAGGCTGTATGAGCAACACTTGCGTAAGTAGTGGTGTCAGTTTTAACAGTTTGTACAACTTGAAGAATATTCCCTGCCTTTGGGCTTGTTGTTGTTAAAACTGTACCGTTTGCTGCATCTGGTAAAGTTAATACTCTTGTATTTCCACTAGAAGCTGGAGCCTTAACTTCAAAGGTTCCTCCTCCAGAATCAGCTGTTAATTTAATAGAACTCATCTATGCAGCCTCCAATGCAGCGACTTTTGTTTCCAATACTTCAATTTTAGCAACAGCTTCTTGTAATGCAGCAGTTAAAAGAGGAACAATTTTTGCAGTATCAAGCATTTGAGGATCAATTTTACCTTTAGAATCAACAGCATCTTTTTCTCCTGTTACTGCTGTTGGTACTGCTGGTGTAACCTCATGGGCAAAGAAACCATCATAAATAGTATCTTTATCAACTTTATAGTTAAACCTTATTGGTCTTAAAAGTTTTAACTTTGTAATCCCATCGGTTATCTTTGTATCGTTTTCTTTACTCCTATAGTCAGAAAGATTATTAAATGCAACTTGTCCTGTAGTTCCACTAATAGATCCTACTGCGGCTGAACCACTTACCATAACCATGTGATTACAGTTACCATTATTTCCTGTGTCTATTGTTTTAACACCATTATCAGAGTTACCCGGAAAAGCACTTACAAATTTTCCTGTACTTGCACCAGTTGTAGGACTTGTATCACCTAATAACAAACGGCCAGACGAGTCTATACGCATACGTTCTGTACCGTTAGTTTTAAATTTTAGATTACCACTTCTAAAATTAGTAAACTCAGGATCGTCTGAATTATTATTACCTAAAATCCATGCAAGGTCTGCACCATCATATCCAAAAATTTTATTATTATTACCGCCATCACCTTTGACTTGTATTGTTCCAGACGAATCAACTAATGCTCTAGTCGCTCCACCTGTATTTATATTGACAATATCAGTTCCAAAACTTACTCCTGTATTACTGTCTGTTCCTTGTAAAGCTGGTGCGGAAGCTGATCCATCAACTCCAGAAATACCAGTTGTACCATTAATTGCAATAGGCATAATTTAAACCACCGTATAAACTGAACCGCTAGGTATCGTGAGCGTCACGCCTGCGTTAATTGTAATCGGTCCAAAGCTACCAGCATTACAGGTAGATCCAAATGTGGTACCGATTGTGTAGTTAGTTGTTATTGCTGTTCCATTCTCCATTATCACTTTGTCAGAGCCTCCTCCAGTAGCTCCAGAAGGTGCATCAACATATGAAAGAACACCTGCTCCATTTGTGGAAAGCAGCTGTCCTGATGAACCTGTTGATGTTGGGAACTGTGCAACCTTTGTTCCATTAGCAACAATACCAATCTGTCCAGAACTTACTCTAAAGAAGCCAGTGTCAGTGTCCTCCGTAAACGTAATGCTTGGAACTGCGACTGTACCATCAGGAAATGTTCCGCCTGCATTTAAATAATCTGCACTTGCAAGTAACACTCCGAAAAATACTTCTCCTGATGCAGGAGCAGAACTAAAAACTATATTTGTTCCTGACAATCTAAAACCTGTTGAGCCAGAAGAATCTGGCTCCTGGATTACACCACCGACAGATATTATTAACTGAGTTTCGTACTTTGGAAAAGGAGTAGGTGCTACACCTCCTACCTGTAGAGCGAAAGATGTAGTACTACCATTAAAACTACCTGATATATCATCAATAGTTTTGTAATCATTATTAGATCTTAAATTATTACCAATATATGGCATCGTTACTAAAATCTTTTATTGCTTCTACTATTTTACAGAGTCTAATTTTTGAAAATTTTTAAGTATTTGGACCTTTTGTTGATGGTTGTGTAGGCCAGATAACATCATCAGGAGTTTTATCTTTATAAGTTTGAGGAATATCTCTTATTATCTGTCTATATGCAGCCCACTGAGCTTGATCTACAGTTGCTCCAGTTGTCATTGTCCAATCTGTATCTCTTAATATTTGATCTCTTGTAGACCTGATGCTATCCCAAGTTAATGTTTCTGTATCCGCAGCCTCGGCTGTGTTTCCCTCTG